TCAATGATATACTCTACACCATCAAGATTAATAACTGGCTTTTCTTTTTTTTCTTTAGCCATTATTGACTCCTTGTTTAGTTAATTATTTCTTTTCTAATTCTTCTACTCTAGCAGATAATTCCTGTATTGCTTTTACCAATGGTGTAATTAATTCTGCCTCTCCAAGTTCTTGCATTGTATCAGTGTTTTCTTTCCAGACAGGAAATTCAGAATGTCCAGCTTTATCCATAGATGCTTTTACTTCTTGAGCAATAAATCCATAATGAACTCTATCTGGATTTTTTCTTTCTGTTTTTGTTTCATTGAAAGAATCAAATTCTTTTGGATATTCGCTTGGTGCCTTTTTCTTAAATGTTACAGTTCGTAAGTCATTTATAAAATCAAGACCTAATGTATTATCTTCTATATCTTTTTTAATTCTTTTATCAGAAGAATGTGTCCAAGTGGCATTTTCCCCAAAATCATTAGTAATAAAATCTGAATCAACACCTATCTTTATTGTTTCAGTTCCTGCACCAGCTACAGCGTGAAAACCAGCTTTTAAAACTATTTCATCACTTACTCCTACAGCAGAAGCATCAGCCTGTTGCCCTATAAAAGTATTACCATTGCCTGTAGTAAGAGTATCTCCGCTACCAGCTCCTAATGCAACATTATTTAATCCAGAGGTTAAAGACTGTAAAGAATTTTGTCCTACAGCAGTATTGTATCCATCATTTTCAGCTGGGTTGCAATTTTCTAAAGCCTGATGCCCAATAGCTGTATTACAATCTCCTTGAGTATTTGATGACAAAGCCGCCCTTCCAAATGCCACATTGGCTACACCATCGGTAACGGCATCCATAGCTGTGTATCCAATGGCGTGATTGGAATTTCCAGTAGTTAAAGATGATAAAGCTTGATAACCTATGGCTAAATTTAAAGTTCCACTTGTACAAGCACTTAATGTTTGATAACCTATAGCAACATTTCCAGCACCAGATGTCAAAGCAGTAAGAGATTCATAGCCAATTCCAATCGTACCAGTCATTGGTTGAGCCGCACCTGTTGCATCTACGGCATTGTATCCGATTGCAATATTTCCTACAAAATCGTAATTATTATTATTTCCTAAATCACCACCTAATAAAGCATTTGTACCAATGGCAATATTTCCATCTATTTCTGTATTCGCTTTATAACCTTCAACAGCACCCATCGCATCAGTACCGATTGCAATATTATAATTTCCAAATCCACCATCACTACCTTGTAAAGCGTTCATAGATTCATAACCAAGTGCGATGTTACAATGACCAGTGACACCTCGTAAAGATGCGTATCCAATTCCAATATTAAACTCAGTATTAAGTGTGCAGTCAGCATAACCTCCTGAACATTTTCCGATATAGATACTGTTATATCCAGCTACTAAACCTGCACCTGCTCTAGCTCCTATTAAAACATGGCCTTCTCCACCCGTTGCTTTACATCCGGCTTCACAACCAAGTGCTACAATTTGATCTCCTCCATATGCTGCTGATCCATCCTGTGCTTTTAATGCACTATATCCAATACCAATATTAAAGCAAGTATCAGCATCTTTTGATGCACCAGCACTTGTTCCAGCAAAT